GCCCAGGAAAGGACCAGTGGGTTGTGGTTAAAGTACCCTACCGGTCTATACACAGAGTGGCGCTCAAAAGCAAACTTGAGGAGTTCAGGACCACGCAAAAGGATTGTATTTGGCAGGAAGCGGGGTGGGAACGGCACCGAGTCGATAACTCTTCTCAGTGCTTTCACCCTTCTCACGACCTGCTTAACTATATCCTTCGGAATCCTGTTCTCGTCATGGACGCCCAGAGCTATAGCACGCCAATTCCTTTCAAACCCAGCCGCCTGTGCGACTGCATCGACATAGGGGATTGCCTCACCCACACCGAAGGCTCTTCTTCGGAGGACTCGTGCTGGATGCTCCTGTTTGCTATCCCAAGCGGGATACAAATCTCGGAGCTCGTACAACCAGCCCTCCTCATCATTACCTTCTGTGGGACACGTCAAGAAACCTTGCTCCTCACTCAGGACTGCTTTCGCAACCCATTCGTCCAAAGGAGCCGACTTGACGCTATAGGGGTCGTGGCCGAGTCGTGCATGAGCTACAGCCTTGTCTCTAGTCGAGGTCAGGAGAAGTCCCAACCTCTTTCGTATCCAAGGACAGCTCTTCACGCCCGCCCCCCAACCCTTAGGATGTGGCAATCCGTAACCTCCCAACTCCCGTGGCGCAAACAATCCCAGCCCGAGCCGTTGAGCCTTCACTACGTTACCCTTATTCTGCGCAAGGACTGCCTTCAAGAGTCTCCTCTGAAAGGCAAGACCACACGCAGCAAGGGCTCCGGTCATTGTGGGACCCATCGCCAAGAACCATGGCATTTCCGCCATAGGCTTCGGGAGCAAATGTCGAAGCGGCGCATCTGGCAGGCGCCTGAGAGAAACGGCCCTTCGCAAACGGCGCATTTCTGGCAACCCAGTATCCACCGAGATACGCATGGTATTACGCAGTTCCTCATAACTCAGAGGTTCGGCTGTCTTCTCGACAACATACGTCCGTTCCGTAAAGACGAACGCGTCCGTGCTCCTGAACGACTTGGCCCTATTGGGCCGTCCTCCAGTAGCCTCGACGAGAAACTCGTAACAGTCGGCCTCCCGAGAACTCAAAACTGCAACCATGTCATCACCGCGGAACCAGGCCCTACAGCATGTCTTGTCCCCCGTCGCAGATTCAACAAGCGCACGATTGTAGACCGACAAGAGAAGCCAGGTCATCGGGAGTCCCATCAGGATCCCCGACGTCTGTTTCACCTTATCGCCCCCCTCGTAACAGATGTTAAACCCACGGATGAGGCCAAGCCCTGCACGGAACTCGTTCGAGGTAGGCAGCCAGCCTACCCCAGCACAGATGCCCTCCCAGAGGGCTTTAGCGACAGGCAGCGGAATCCAGTCACTAGCAGCGGTGAGGTCACCACTGTAGAAATTACTGGGTCCCCCAGCGAGTCTCCCCGCACCGGCAAAGGCCTTATACAAAGCATCCGAAGAATAGGCTTCCTCCCGGACTTCGTTATCCGGCAGAAGGTCTACCGAGGAATCTGCCTCGATCAAAGGCCACAAAGCTCTCCGCAGAGAGTTGCCAACAAGCACCGTAGCTGCAGGTGCAGCCGTTACTACACGGGCCTTTCCACCCGACTCTTCCGCCACACGAACAGTGACGGAGGGAGGCTCCTTCGCGGAAGCAAGTCTCAAGGCTTCCTCAAGACTAACCTGGACAACACATTCCAGATCAGCCTCTTGGTCACCAGTGGAGAACTCGATCCCCTCAGGCTCCTCACCCCAGATCGTAGTGTACAGGAATTTACGTGCTTCCAGAGAGAGAAGTTGCAGTTCCCGTTTCTGCCCCCCGCTAAGTCTGCTGTACTCCGCAGATGCAGAAGAGGAGAGAGTTGCCACACCACGGCCATCAAGGCCGCGGTCGTGATTGGCTGCCCACCGTCTGGCAGAGTTCCGCAGCTGGTTGAGGAGGCTTCGGCTGACGACGACATCACGTGTCATCGCCACCCTATGCGCCCTCAGAGCCAGCTCCTTCGCTTTGTCAGACGGCGGCGGGCCACAGCGCCCAAGCCGAGCGACCTGAGCCCAAGCAACTCGCCCATTGCACCCGCGCAGTACCGATTTCGGAATGCCACGAAGAGCCGAGATCATGAAGGTTGGAA